CGCTGTCGCCGAATTTAACGCCTTCAAGCATCTGACGGAAGAAATGCGCCGTAAATTGCTGGATATTTCCCGTACATCAGAAAAGTCTTCCCGCTTTGGTTTCAACGTAAATCTTTAATTAACCCCATCCCCGACCACATATCGGGGATTAAATTAAATATCTGGATTAATTAACCGGAGGATTTGTCATGCTCAAACCTCACTACGGAACCGCATTAGTTTCTCGCGAGGACGTTAAACCCGGCACAGCAATTCTTTACAACGGGCGTTATTACATGGCGTCAGCGAACGTTAATAATGCACTTTACGCACATTCACTGATTGAAAAAATTCGCATTATCTCAGATGCAATAGAAGTTTACCTGAACAATAAAGGCCAACCGTTAATCTCACCAGCCTGAAGGGAAATATCATGCTCAATCAAAAAATAAATATCAATGTAAAAAGCGTCGTAACTCCAGCAGGAACGATAATGGGAGAAGTTTTTATGGATGATAAAATCATCGCCTATTTTGTCGTCCTGTCTGATGAGGCTATTTCTGTTATTGATACGGAAGGCAATGTTATGTTTATCGCGGAACATCCAGAAGATATCGCATTACAGGCCGCTGCATATTTCTTCGCTAAGGAGCAGGAGGAAGAATGTAACTGCCCTGTATGTCAGCTTTCCCGACAAATTAATTTAATGCATTAACCGGAATCAGGAGTTCCGCCATGAACGCATACCTCACCTGCGACCGCATAGAGGAGCGTCGCTGGATTAATCAGCAAATTCAGGATGAAAAGGATAAATGGATTGATGATCGGGCGCAGGAGCTTATCAGCATGTTCCCCGATAAACCATTGCTTATGAGCAGCCTTTTTTTACCCAAAGAAGCCCAACTAGCACTCACTGGCGAAAAAGCTGAAGAGGCGTACAACGATTATATCTCAGCGATCGCCTATGCTCGGGCGGAAGAAGAATGGGAGAGAAAATTCTCCCCCTGTCCTTTCTGATTTTCAGGACCAAAAAATGTTCGATATCGTTGAATTTGTTAAGCAGCAGGAGCGCTTTTTCTGCGAGGCATTAACTGAACCGACGCTGACATGGGCGAAGGAAAGTCAGTTTGCAATTCAGCAATTCCAGAAAAATGCCTTTCTGGCTGACACAGCAAGGGCAAATCTGCCCAGCGCACAGAACGCTATCATCAATGTTGCCGCCATCGGCATAACCCTGAACCCGGCCAGCAAGCTGGCGTATCTGGTCCCACGAAAAAAGGCTGTATGCCTGGATATCAGTTATATGGGGCTTCTGCATCTGGCACAGGTCACAGGAGCCATTCAGTGGGGGCAATGCAAACTTGTTTACGAGAAGGACATTTACGAGTCCAACGGTATTGACTGCGCCCCCACGCACAAATACAACCCCTTCGTAGACAGGGGCGCACGCATTGGCGGTTATTGTGTCGTAAAAACATCCGAAGGCGACTATCTGACCGAAGAGATGAGCAACAGGGAAATCGAGGTCATCAGGGCGTGCAGCAAAGCCGGAAATAACGGAGGAAGTAGCCCGTGGGATAGTTTCCCCGATGAAATGGCCAGAAAAGCCATTGTTAAGCGCGCCAGCAAATACTGGCCCCGTCGCGATCGCCTGGATACAGCTATCGACTACCTGAACACTCAGGGCGGTGAAGGTATCATCCTGAATGCTGATCACATCCCTGAGCGTGACGTCACTCCCGCATCAGATGAGATTATCAATGAGATCACTCAGGCAATCACCGAAATTAACAAGACATGGGATGACCTGCTTCCCTTATGTTCCAAAACATTCCGTCGCACGATTGCATCACATGAATATCTCAGTCAGGAAGAAGCTGTCAAAACGCTTGATTTTGTCAAAAAGAAAGCTGCCAGAAACAAGGCCACGGCGGAAGCGAAAATTCACGCCACCACGGAAAATAACAGCGAGGCCGTGTCATGACACCAGAAATTATTCTCCAGCGAACTGGCGTGGATATTACCAGCCTCGACCAGGGCGATGATGGATGGCACAAGCTGAGACTCGGTGTTATCACTGCTTCAGAAGTTCACAATGTGATAGCAAAGCCACGTTCCGGCAGCAAATGGCCTGATACAAAAATGTCATACTTCCACACCCTGCTGGCTGAAGTTTGTACTGGCGTGGCACCGGAAGTTAACGCTAAGTCGCTCGCATGGGGAAAGCAATACGAAGATGATGCCCGTGCCCTCTTCGAATTTATCGCGGATGTTACCGTCTCGGAAACGCCAATAATTTTTCGTGACGAAAGCATGCGCACCGCCTGCTCTCCCGACGGTTTATGCAGCGACGGTAACGGTCTTGAGCTTAAATGCCCTTTTACTTCCCGCGACTTCATGAAATTCCGGCTTGGCGGCTTTGACGCTATCAAGCCTGCTTACATGGCCCAGGTGCAATTCAGCATGTGGGTTACAGACAAGGACGCCTGGTACTTCGCCAACTACGACCCACGCATGAAGCGTGAAGGCCTGCATTATGTCGTGGTCGAGCGGGATGAAAAGTACATGGCGAGTTTTGATGAGATGGTGCCGGAGTTCATCGACAAAATGGACGAAGCACTGGCGGAAATTGGTTTTGTATTTGGAGAACAATGGGGGGTTAATAACTAATGGATGAAGTGATTTTTACTTATAACGAAGAATCAGCACTGACCGCCGGACAAGGTAGTTTTATTACCGAAACGGGTGCGCATATCATTAACATCACCGAAGCAGAACTCAAGCAATCAGAAAAAGGTGCCCGATTCATTGAGTTTTCTGGAGAATCCGACGACGGACGGAAAATCCAATATCTCAGTGTTTGTGTTCAGAAGAATGACGGTACTGAAAATAAATTTGGGGCGAGCATTATTCACGCCATGATGGGATGCACAGGAATTGGGCAGTTAACGCAACATATGGTTTCCGTCAGTAAATATGTTGCACCTGAGTTTCACGGAAAGAAAATCGGACTCGTCCTCCAGAAAGTATTAACCACAAACAGAAAGACTGGCGCAGACGGTTACCAGATGGAAATCCGCATTCCATTCATTGCAGAAACAGGGCAGACACTGAAAGAAAAAGCTGAAGGAAAGAAACCAGAAACGGTAGCAAATATGGTTTCCACTCTCAAAGACAAAGACAATCGCAGCAAAAACGTAAACCCGAATCACACGGACGACCCAGGTTACTGGCAGTACGGCAGCGATAGTTTTTAATTCACAAACAAAACCAGGCTTTAAATGCAGTGAACAACTGAAGCCTTAACACACCTCTACACGGAGATATTAATATGAACCAGCATCAAACTGATGTTAATGTTTTCATTAACGACCTCGACGGCGGGGTATTTGTTAACAAACTTGGCGCGGTATTAAGTGAAGTTGCCTTTGGCGTAAACAGCACAAACAAAAAAGGAAAGGTATGTGTTGAATTCGAATTATCTTCACTTGATGAAAATCGCGTATCAGTTTCCCATAAACTAAAATTCACACGCCCGACAATGCGTGGTAGTAAATCAGAAGAAGACACAACTAACACCCCGATGTTTGTAAATAAAGGTGGTGAGCTTACTTTGTTCCAGAAAGACCAGGGACAGCTTTTTGATAAACAGGGCCAACATGACGCTGTTTTACGCTGAATATTCCCCGCCTTAAAACGCTCGCGCATTATCCCTAAATACATAAATTAAAGGTAAATATACATGTCTCAGTTAGATAGCAATGCCATTAAAGAAATTGTAAAACTCACCACTACTGCTTTTTCTGGTGAAAATTTGCCGCTTACGGAATGCCCTGTTGCGTTATTGCCGGACAATGTAAATATCGAAAGTCTGGAACGATTCATGACAGAACGTTTTCGTTTCCGTGGAGTCATGACCACAACCAGTATTGATGACTTTGTTGAATACAGCAAAGGGTATGCCGATGAGCACTCCCGCTGCTTCATTAACGCGGAAACGATGAAAGCAGTCACTGTGTTCAATATCGGCACTCTGGAGCAACCTGGACACGCTGACAACAAGGCACTGCTGGAACTGAAAGCCACATCACCATATCGCGCATTGCGTGACGTTGACGGCAAAAAACAACTCCAGAAATCTCTCGCTGAATGGCTGGAAGACTGGGCCGACTTCCTCACAGCCTATGACAGCGACGGTAATGTGCTGGATATCAAACAGGCTATCTCTGCTGTCCGTCGTCTTACCATCGATGCAAAACGCAGTGCTGAATATGAAGAGCAAAACTTCAGCGGTAGCCGCTCAGTCATGGAGTCCGTGGAGGCTAAAAGCAAAGAAATCATGCCTGCCACTTTCCGCTTTGAATGCATCCCATACGAGGGCCTGGGCAACAGGGAATTCACGCTGCGATTAAGCATTCTGACAAGCGAACAGCCTGTTCTGGTGCTACGTATCGTGCGTGTTGAAGCTGCGGAAGAAGAAATTGCCAAAGAGTTCCGTGACCTGCTGAAAGAGCGTTTCGAAGAAGAAGATATCTTAACCTTCATCGGCACGTTCTCAGTGTGATGAAATCTGTGACAGGGACGTCACGACATATCGCTCATATTTCACGAGAAAATACACAGTTCTTGGAGGGTATACTATGCAATTTAAAGATTTACCAGCGGATATTCAGAAAATAGCTGCGGATACGCTTAAAGCCCATTTATCGGTGCTTAATTTAATAAAGGAACCAAAGACGAATCTGGAAAATATTTCCCGTAACGTGCGAGATGTTTTTGTCGGGCTGTATGCTTATGACAATGAAAAGCACGAGGAACATATTCAAAATGGTTGCATTAATAAATGTCAACAACATATCAAACTTCCTGTTGCTGATAAAACAGAGCAGAAAACAGAACTATTAGTATTCTGGAATACCGTTGAGGCTATTGCCAGGAGCAAGATGTTTGAGTTTAACAACATCAATCATTCAGGGATCGACACTCACCAATCATCACATCGTGAGGGGGTGTCCATGCTTCTTGCTCTGTTGTGAGAGCAAGGCGAATGTCCTCAGCCGACATCAAACGATACTGAGCAATAGTCTATTCTCGTACGCTGCAACGTGAGGTCGTGCGCCGGACACGGGTAAACATCCGGCAATTCCAGCTTACAACCAATTCCCCTCCCATAACGAGACGAAAATATGACAACCGAAATTGACTATCAGGTATTGCGTGACGTGTCGGAACGCGCAATTACAGCGATGACACATCTGTCAATATTACCAGGTGATGATGATTTATTAAGCGAAAAGAAGCTCAAGGAGCTTGGTATTGATATTGATGCGATTCACGCCTTTAAAATTATGGCCGGGCCAGAAACCGTGCTGTCACTACTGGATGAACGAGATGCATTAAACGAACGCATAGCCGAACTGGAGGCTAATTTAGCGAAGCTGGCCGAAGACCAACAGAAAGCGATTGAGTCAATTAAGCAGGCTGATTCGGCTGTTAAGTTGGCACACGAGAAGTTTTCGGCTCTGGCGGCGGAGAATGCGGGGCTGAATAAATTTATCGCACAGAGTTGCTACGTGTTTGATGGCGAGCAGGATGAGCTATCTGATGCGTATATCTGCGCAACAGATGGAGGGATGCCGCAAATTCCAGCCACCGATGCTTTTCTGGCTGAAATTCGTGCGGAGGCTCGCAACGAGGGGATTAACTATACCGCAAGCCGTCTTGCTGCTGCTTTCAACCACGGATTTATCAATAAGTCTTTACGTGAAGTTTTCGACGTTACGCGCATGATTCTGTCAGCAAAAGAAGAGTTAGCTAATGAATCGCATCCGATTGATGGCCTGTCCGGTGAATATGCAGAGAAATCCCTTGAAGAATGGGCGGAACGGCTTCGCAAAGGAGGCAACCAGTGAGCAAGATTGACTATCAGGCACTGCGTGAAGCGGCAGAGAAAGCCGGTGAAGATAAGTGGCAGGCTAAAAAAATAAATGGTGATTTTTTCGTTATTCGTCACGGTAGTTATACAAGACAGCATGGCTACACATCGTATCAACCCATTGCGGAGATTGATTGTAAGCCAGTCCGGGATTTTGTTGCCAAGGCTAATCCGGCTACCGTGCTGGAATTACTGGATGAACTGGAAGCAGCAAAAAAGCGCATTGCAGAACTGGAAGCGCGGGAAATACTGCTCCCGGAACGTAGCAGCATGCTTCATCGAACAGATTTTCACGATGATTACCAAACGGTAATGGCATACAAAGTTTCTGAAGTCATCGATGCAATCCGCGCTACTGGCATTCGCATCAAAGGAGAGTGAGATGAACGGACAAATCTCAATTGTTCGACCAGGAGCATGTGACGATAGCGAGATACACATGATTATTCGTCTGGCGAGGGGGAAAACAATAACTGTTCTCACTACTCCAGAAAATCTCGCATTAGCATTAACAGGAAAGTCAGACCTGCCAGTAGAGCTAAAGCTGCGAAATGTTGAGATTAAGGTGAAATAGCTATGACCACTTTTACCAAAGATCGACTGCTGACAATCCAGCATTGGCGCGAAACATACGGACCGGGTAGCAACGTTGTGCTTCCAGCAGAAGAAGCGGAAGAGCTGGCACGGATTGCGCTGGCATCGCTGGAAGCAGAGCCGGTGGCAAAGATTATAGCTCATTACCCATTAGG